CGCCAATGTTCAGTTCGTTGCTGGCGATTCCGGTGGCGGCATCGTTGGCAACATGGACCTCGAAGACGGGGGTGATTGTGTCACCGTCCTCGGGGTTGATCGCGAACGCCTCGCGCTGGACGACGGCGTTGATGGTTCGCGAGAGTCCGTTGCGTTTGTAGTACACAACGGACTCCGCAAAGTCGCTTGCGTTGCAGAACACTTGAGCCGCATCGGAGCGGATGGTGTCATGCAGCGTCATTAGGCTCGTCGCTTGCAAACGATTTCCACGAAATCGATCACGCAAACGTCCGCGTTGGTGTTCGCGGCTTTCTGCAACTGGACAATCGGTTGCAGGCCCGAGCTGTACGCCGACATGTCGAAGGTCTGCGAGGCACAGACTCGAATGCCGTCGATGTAGAACTTGACGTTCGACTTGCCGCCCGTGAAGTCGATCACGAAATCTCGGAAAGTGTTTGCGAGTGCCAAGCCGGTGGAAACGTCGTCAACGTCTCGCGTGCCATCGTCGGTCTCGCAGTAGACAAGCGACGTCGAATTTGCACCCTCCATCCGGAACCAAGCATTTGCGGCGACATCGTTCGACGCATCGTTTCGAGCCGACCCAACGCCGAAGCAAAGGATCGATCCGGAGGTGAAGGTCGTCGCACCGATGCGAACCCGCATGGTGACTCGCTGGATGTCGTCAATGTCGAATGCGAGTGAGTCTCCGTGATGCAAGCCGAGAATCTGAATCTGGCTGGCACTGGTCAACGTCAGGGTCGCAAGACTGCCCGCTCGCACGTGGGTCGGAGGTGCAGCACCAGTGACCGCAGTAACCCACGGAGTACCGATGTTTGCGGAGGTTGGAAACGTAACGCTCGAACCGACAAAGTCGTCAACGTAGCGTTGTTCAAAATCGAGAAGCTCGGCCATTTGTTTTCTCCAGGTTTGGAAGTTGTGTTTGCTTGAGGGAAAGCCCTGGCCGATTGCGACCAGGGCGGGAAGTCGTCAATCAGGCTAGGCAGCGTTGCGGAACAACCCACGCCAATCGATTGCAGCGACACCGAACGTCTGGCGGACGTTGTACTTGTAAGTGTCGGTGTCGAAATCTTGCTCGCTGGTCAACACTGGCGACTCTTCGCCGTTGAGGAACGCGAGCTCGACAGTGTCGATCTGGTTCGTGTTCGCGGCCAAGTACCAGTTGACGCTGCTTGCGGCGTGCAAGATCGGCTCCACCACGACTTGCAGCGGACGAACGCCGTTCACGCCGTAGATGTTCACGACGCCTTCGTTGTTGTTCGCTGCGTTATAGCTTTGGCTGTTGACGATCTCCAAAGCGGTCGCACTGTAAGCAGGCGGCACAATGAGGAACGCCGGAGTCAATCCGAGGATTGCATCCGATGCCAAGCCTCTCTGGAGCATCATCTGCTGGTAGCCAGTGTTGAGGGTTCCTACCGCCGGAGCACCTGCACTACCAGAGACATTGCTACCGCTTGGGTGCGACGCGCTGAAGAGAGCAAAACCGTCAGCCATTGTCGGGTTGCTGGTCAGCACCTCGTAGACCTTCTTGTTTTGAAGGCGACGAGCAGCGTTTCCGTGCATGGCAGGAATGCGGCTCAGTGCGTCCAGGTCATCGTTGATGACCGTTTCCCACGAGACCGAAAACTGCTTGCCGTACTTCTCCACTCGGTAGCTGGTCCGAAGGTCGGTGATGACTCCTTCGGGGTAAGCCTGAGCCTCTGGAATCGCTTCCAGGTCGGGCGATTCACCCATGCGGATCCGGTTGATCGGCTTGAAGTCGTCAACGCTTGCGGCTTGCCGTGCCCAGAGCGACCATGTGTAGGTCGCTTCTTCGTAGGCAGCGAGCAGCGTTTTGTTTGCTGCGTCGAGCAGGAGCGATGGGAACGAGCCGGTCGTATGGTAGGCATCGCGTTGGACGCGGTACTTTGCTTGGACCCCACGAGCACCCATTGCAATGCGTGCGATCTCGGGCATGCCGAGCTTGTCGGTGTGAATGCCCATTCGCTGAACGCACATGGTTGCCATTCGGCGAAGGTCCATTCGCTCGAACTCGTCAGCACCGGGTGCGGCCTGAGAACGATTGCGAAGACCAGCGGCCTTCATCGATCGCTGAATCAGTCCGCTGCCGATCGCCGATGCGAACTTGTCGTCGGCGGATTCGGTAACGCGAACGTCGGGATTGGGAGAGGTTCCTACGGGTTCTTGGGTTGCCATCTTGCGGATGATCCTTTCGCGAGCGACTTCCACAGAAACACCCTCGTCGATGAGCTGCTCGGCAAAGCTTCGCTCAAGCTTTGCGAGTTTCACATCGGAGTAAATTGATTTGCGTCGGAGTTGGTCGGCAGCAAGTTGGCGTGCAACCTCGGCCTCGACCTTTTGCTCAACGTCTTCGGCTGGCATGTCGGCTCGCACTGCTTCGGGTGCGGGCTCTTCCTTGGGTTCTTCTTTGGCGTCGGCCATCATTTCGACCTCTGGCATGTCGGGTGACTCGGACTCGCTAGCGGACGCCTTGCCCGCTAGAAACGTGATGATTGCTACTGGGTCGGTCATACCCTCAGGCACGCCGAGCTTCTGAACTGCGGCCTGCAATGCCTCGTCCATCCTCGATACTCCTTCTCGGTCGTATGACCGTCGAACGGTGGAATTTGGATCTGCACCCGTTGCACAGATCGATGCGTTATGCGGCTCCCATGCGGTGATAATTTCCGCTGGACCTTCGACGACCTCACCCCGTGCGGTGGTGTAGGTCTTCCCCTCTGGGATCAATTGGCGATCGATGACAATCGCATCAATCGAGAAGTCGTTGAGATGACCTTCGGCGTAGCGAGTGGCGACGACTTGCGATTCTTCGTCGCTTGCAAACTCAGCGACTCCGACTAGCTGGCCGTCCTCGATGGTGATGTTGCGGATCGAGCCGAAGACATTGCGAACGGTCTTGTCATTGTGGCTGTCAACAATCGGCAACTGCCGCTTGGCATTGCGGAACTGAACGCCGTCCATCAGCAATACTTGCTTGATCCAGCCGCGTTGCTGGTCATAAATTTCGATCGGCGTTTCGGTCGCGATCACAGCCTTGCCGTCTTTGGGTGCGGCAAACAGGCGGGTGATCCGCTGAACCGACGCCAGGCGTGCTACCGCTTTCTTTTCGTCGAGCTGCTTGCGTCGTTTGATCAGGATGGCTTTGTTCATGTTGCGGCCTCCGGTTCGACGGCGTCCACGGATCCATCCATCGCGTCAGTGACCAACGCATCGACGTTGTCGGGACTCATGCCGATCGACGATAGGAAGACGCGGGCCTGAGTCTCTGAGAGAGTGCCTGCAGCAAGCTCTTCCAGGGTCTTGAAGATGGCTTTGCGGTTGCGGTTGAACTGGAGGGTTGACAGACCCATCATTTCGCCAGTGCCGGAGGTTCGCTGCTCGACAGGTGCGGACGGTGCAGATCCCTGCGGATCGCTTGCCGCCGTCTGTTGTGTCTGTGCGGCACTGATCGCTAGTTGCTGCTCTTCGGCAGTGACTAGACCCAGCTTTCGCCGCATCCGCTCTTCTTTTGCTCGCTGATAGAAGACGCTGCGGAACGATCGGCCACGCGAGCCGAGGACGTTTTGGTACGTGTCGGTGAACGAGTTCAATGCCATCTCGCTAGCGGTCTGTTCGCTCTGTGGATCGACCCATTCCCATTCCGGAGTCTGCCACTCGACAGGAGCGACGCGGCGTCGATCGTCGAGCAGGTCGGACGATGCCGCAAAACCTGGCAAAGCAGACAACGCCGCCGCATCACAAAACGCATCCCAAACCGGTTGGCAGAGGTGCCGAATTAGGTATTGCTGCCAGCATCGAAAGCGGCGTCGGTCTTCGAGTTGGCTGGTGCGGCTTGAACTGTAGGATGTCTGGCTGTAGTCGCGTGCGACAACTTCGTAGGAGAGGCCGGTGCCGACCGCGATACCACGGAGGATAAGCTGGATCCACGGCTCGGCACCGGCGTTGGGACGGCCTGGATTGAGGCCGACAACGTCTTCGCCAGGCTTCAGCTCCATGATCATGCCAGGCTCGACGTATCGCTCGCGATTTCCCGCTGAGTCGGTCCCGCTGCCGCCGTCTGGATCGTAGAGGTTGCCGATCGGCGTATCGGTCTTGATCGCCACCGTGAAGCAGGACGCGACCGCCGAGGCTTGCAGCTCGTTGTCAACGTAGGTTCCAAGATCCCGAATCCAAGACAACGCAGGAGCAAACCAGGTGACGCCGCGTGTCTGGCCGACGCGATCACGCCGGAATAGGTGCATGATCTCGTTAGCCGGTATCCGCTCTGGTGTGCGAGTGAATGCGTACGGCTGGAGCGGGTGGTCTTTGTAGATCCAATAGGCGACAGGCTTTCCGAGTTCGTCCACCTCGACGCCACGTATGATGCGGTTGCCGTTCTGTGCGGATAGCCGAGCGGCGTAGGTGTCCTTGTCGCCTGCGAGACGGTCGGCTTCGATCAATTCAAGTGCGAGCGGTACAGGTCGCAGGATGCCGCGATAGGTAATGCTCGAGGTGCGGACAATGCGGACCAGCACTTCCCCGGCCTCGACAATCTCACGCTGTGCAGCGGCCTGCAAT